CTGAATCGAGGTAGCTATCCATCGTTGGGTCATACCTGGACGAGGTTCTGGTGAGTCCAACAATGATGGTGGTTTCCATGCAGCTTCAGAGCGAACTTGCTCCTCACGCACAGATGTTCGGGTTTCGCTTGCACGCACATTTCTATTCTCAGACATAATTAGCTCCTTTGCTGACGTTTGATTTCGGCCTCATATTTTTTAAGACTGCTTTCATCTGTTATACCAAGTTCTCTAGCCATTCTAAGTTGGTCCTGCGTCATGCGAACCCTGTTGCCTTTGTAGGATGAAGAACCGCCTGTAGTGGGGGCGACTGGTGGTCTACTTTTTGTTCTAGGTCTACTAGGACTTGATGGTGAAACTAACTCAGGAAATACATTATGTAAACGATTATTTAATGTATCGTAATATTCCTGTTCATTTTTATCAAATCCCTCTAGGTCTAACTGAACATCAATTGCCCTAGCTGCGGCAGTTTCACGCTCATATCCTTGAGCATTAAACCAACGGTTTTGCTCCCACCAACCCATAGCTTTCTCTGGGGCTGGATCTTGTGCAACCTGTTGCGCCCTGCCCACAGTTGGCGATGCCGCCTGTTGTGCGCGTTGCTGTTTCTGCATTTCTGCGATCCGCATTGCGGCACGCATATCTGCCATTTGCTCTTGAAAATTAACTTGAGCCTCAGTGTCACCCTCCTCAACAGCTTTTGTGAGAGCCGCCTTGGTCTGTGCGTAACGCTGATTAAATTGATTTTCAGAACTTTTCTTAGATCCCTGCTCAAGTCTCTCAAGTCTTGCGGATAGTTGAGCGTTCTGCTCCTGTATCTGCCTAGCTTGAACTTCAGCCTCACGACGCTGATCGACAAGTTTCTTAATTCTCTTCTGAACTTTCTCGCCATACTCTGGCTCAGGATCTGCTTTCTTTTCTTCGACTGCTTCCTCGGCTACATCTTTCGCCTCCTCCGCAGGATCTTCAGTGATTTCTATTTGAAATTCTTCAGGCTCACCTTTGGCCTTTTTAATTTCATCTTCGATCTCCTGAATTACTTCTTCATTTGACATGGTTTGCGACCTCCAAGTTGTTTACGCTAGATATGCGGCTATGTCGGCATCTTCTGGAAGGATAGACGTCAGTTCGTCATCGTTCAGCAGTAGAAACCTCACGCCATTGATTGTGAGTTTTTGACCAGCGTATTTACCATACGTCACGCGGTCTCCAACTTTAGGACAGATTTCGGAACGCCAGCGTTCACCAGTATCTCGATCTCTGTAAGCTAGGTCACCCATTGCAGAAATTCTACCGTGAGCGGTCAAATACTCCTCATTATCTTTCGATATGGAGGGTAGATGTAGACCGCCCTTAGTTTGCATTTTTACCTGATTGGGTTGAACTAGCACTTTCCAATTTAATGGAACTGGTAGTTGATGAGGCTCTAAAGCTGTTTCAACTTCTTCCTCTTTGTGTAGTGCATGTGGATGAGACATGTTATGCATCCTCTTCATTAATTTTTTTTATTGTTTCGCTGATAATGTCAGAGGCTTGACTTAAACCCTCTGCAATACCAACGTCTTTTTGGTATGATAAAAAGTCAGTCTCCCGACCTAAAACCATTTTCTCAGCTATTGCTGATCTCTCCTTCTCCAGATTCTTTTTTATTCTCTGGAGCAGATCCGCTGTTGTCATCTTTTACCTTTCCAGACATACCTATGCCCTTGACGAATATTTTGACAATTTTCTGATCAGACATTAGTAGCCCTTTTTCTTACCTTTTTTCTTTTTCATAGTAACCTCCCTTTTCTTTATTTTTTTTCGCTTACCTGGGCCTCCCCTCATGAGAGAACCAAAAGATGATCTGTTCATAGCAAATTCCTTATGATTTGGCTAGTGCCACGTTTACTTATGAATACATATGAATCCCTATAGGGTTTTCATATTATTCATAAGCCATTTTAACGGAAAATATGAAAAAGTGTAGGAAAAGTATGAAAAGTATGATTTTTTTATATTTACCCCTTGTATCTGCTAGTGATTGCTATTATATACTAGATATCAACAGGGAGAAATAAAATGGGTTACATTAATATAAAAGGTTCTGAGGTTTCACCAAAGTTTAAGTTTGAGAGAGTATTAGATGGTGCATCTGGAGAGTGGGATGAAGGTACGCCAGCTTGGGATATAAAGTATACTTGGAATGGTTATGATTACGAG